GTCTGCTTGAGTTCGCAGTCTTTGCCGAGCGTACCGGCTACTGTAATTGAATTCATTGTTAGTCCTTTTTAAATTGATTTTTAGCTACGGTAAACATGGCCAAGATTGATTCGTAAGCTGATGCGCTTTGTTTGACTTGGTCAAATATGTTCTTGTTATTGCGGAAGATGGCCATTACGTCAGATTCGCTTTCGGCATGATCCAAGGCAATCTGCGTAACGTCTTGCACAAGATTAGTCCAGTCATCAAAGTTTCCCTCTGGATCTGTAGTCACTTTGAGATACCACGGGCCTTCCTTGCCCTCGATCTGCTTTGGGGCTACCGGTGCCTTGGCGGGTAAAGAAACCAACTTTGGCGCTGCTTTGGCTGGCTCATGAGTCTGGGAATCAAGCACGTCGTGCTCTACGATCTCAAGGGCGGTCATCCAAAGGTAGCGGCGTTGGTAGGTTTCCACGGCACCCAGATTCTGAATAGGGTGAACCCCCTTCAGGCTTGCTTCGGCCATCGGGCTAGTAATGAGCAGGATCGTGCCATCTTCGGTGTCCACGACTGTCAGGGTTGCCATCTCTGCGGTGTAAGACACTACCCCGCACAAGCCAATCCTGTTAAAGATGATTTGGATAGTGGGCAAGAAGTCGCCCAGCTCAAAGTAGTTATAGCCTGCAAACTTGTTGTGGCCAGACTTCTTGAGCTGAATGCCTTGAAGTTCGACGCGAGCTTGCATCAGTTTCTTGTGAACGGTCATTGAATTTCCTTGCGTTGTGTTTTGTTATTGGGATGCAGCAACCACTTCTCACCGAGGTAAGCAATCGAAGCCTCACGCTTTTCGTCGTTACGTTGAAGGATGAAGTCAATCATCTCTTCTGTAATTGGACCATGCATCAAACTGTTGCTGATGGGCTGAATGTCAAAGTTGGTAACGTGTTCTTTAAACCGCATGATTATTCCTTGGGTTGTGATGCTGCTGCCTTCTCGGCCTTCTTCCTGTAGTAATACGCGCTCGCATACGCATTACGTTTTTCTCGTTTGGCCTTGGTGAGTTTTTCCAAGTTGACTTCTGGGCTGGTCAGTTTATCCAGCACGGCATTGAGGCTTCGGCTCAACTTGTCCACGCGGCTGTATAAATCTGTTATTGAAAAGTTAATACTTTCTTTGTCTTTGTTTGATATGAACATGATTACTCCTTGGTTAAAAGATATTTTTGATATTGGTCACATTGCTTGTTGACCTGACAAAAGCCAGAGCAACGAGTCCTGTCACCCTCACGTACCTCGATAAAGTACCCTGTTGAAGGCATGGCCACTTCAGCCTCTGCCTTGTTAATGTGAACGCTCTTGGCGCGCTTGCCGCCTTCCTTCATCACTGCGTACATGGTGGGCTTCTCCCACATCTCTTCGGCTGAGCACTCAGGCATGCCGTGCCCTGTGTGTACGGCAAAGAACGCATCGTTGTGCAGCGTTAAACGTTTAGCGATATACGTTTCACGGTCAGCGTATGACCACAATGGCAGCTCGATCACAGTCACTGGCGCTTTGGGATAGCCCTCGCGTGTGGCCGCATCGCGGCGTGACCAGTCTCGAACGATGGCGATGATCTGCAAAGATTTAACCTTTTGCTTTTTGACACGCTCGACAAGCCAGCCGTACAGGTTTAACTGGTTGTGCCAATCAGCCTTTTCGTTCATCACGGCCCATGCGCTGGTGACCTTGTAGTCGCTGATGACAACGCCGTCTTCATAAACTTCTTGCAGGTCGATTGCACCACTGATCTTCCAGCCCAGATACTCGGTGTGGATGCGCTCCTCCACGATGTGGTGGTCGTCCTTGCCGTGTTGCAAGACTTCGTGGACGGCCGAGCCAAAGAGCGACCAGACCATATCGGCTGCGTCTTCTTCAAGATCGTCCCAATGCTTTCGCTTGAGCTGCACGATACGCGGGCTGTTGAGTATCTCTGTCGCGCTGATCTGTGCGTCACCCTTGGTGTAGGTGGGCCGGGAGATTGCGTTGACAAAGGTGTCAGGCAGGCCGAGGTTGTTGGTCAACTTCATTGCATTGGCCCCGCTGTTTCAAAGAAATTATCAGCCAGCCCGTAGCAGCCAACCAATAAATTAATTGCGTGAGGTAGCGGCACCCCGTGCATAGCAGCCATTGATGAAAAAACAATTCCAGCAGCAACGATCTTTTCCTGAGTGGTTTCTTCTTGGGCGTAGAGCAGCTCAGCCAAATGAGCGGCAAGAACCTTTGACCTTTCCAAAACTTCTGGCTCATGCTGAACTTCAGAAGACTTAACATTTTCTTTCTTCATGGTAACTCCTGTGTGGTAGGTGAGGTTGTATTGTACCTACTACATATCAGGTTCGTCAACACCCGATACAATATGTTTTGCAAAATATTTACTTAGGACAAACCCTATGAGACTTGCAGCACGCAGAGATGCCAACGAAACGCAGATCGTGAGCGCCCTTGAGGCGTGCGGTGCATTCGTCAAGAAGATCAACGACGGCGGAACATTTGATTTACTGGTGTGGTACAGAGGCAACACTCTCTTGCTGGAAGTGAAAGACGGGAAGAAGCCGCCCTCTGCGCGAGAGCTGTCGCCGGCCGAAAAAAAGTTTCACGACTCGTGGCCCGGAAACAACTTGCACATAGTGTTAGGGCCGGATGATGCGCTTGCTTTGTTAAAATCTTGCGTGTAAGATTGCCCTGCAACTTCGGTTGTTTCATGGTACTCCGGTTGAGTTTTACTCCCACCTCAGACGTGGGAGTTTTTTCTACCAAGACGCATGAGCCTTTTTGCGGAGTCCCTAAGTTTTGCTTGGGCGCGGTGATGCAAGCGGGTTCAGCCGTGTTGGTGGTGTAACGGGTTAGCGCCGTTGCGGTTAGTTGGTTTTAAAAACACTGCTTGATGTGAGCCACCAACAACTAACACGCATGGGGATTGACGACTATATGGGTTCATCCATGATTAGTCCCCAGCCGTGTTGGTTAAGCAAAGACAGATGGCGATAGCTATTAGGGTCGTGTCGGACTGGGGATTCTCGGTTGCCAACAACTTTTATCGCGGGGTGGGAAAGTAGGAATCCGCTTGGCTCATAACCAAGAGACCGCTGGTGCGAATCCAGCCTCCGCAACCAAAATACTTCTTGACACGCAACGATTCCGTATGGTTATAATGGAACCGTTGCCGTAGGAAGCGACGAGAGTTAGGCCGTTTACACATGCGTTCCGCTTTACCTAATGATGAGTCGTGGATTTATTAGGTAAGGTTCCTACCGGACGCAGTTGTAAGCGGCCTTTTCGTTTATGGGTATCCACCCCCACCCCTACAGTAGCCGTTCTCCTCACGTTAGCACTGGGCCTGCATGGGCCGCGAGGAAGTAAACACCGGCACTGGTACACCCCCAGATGAACTGCCGTCCAGCCTGTTAGCGAGGGACTGGGGAAGATTGGGCGGCAAGCGGTGAAGACAAACGCCCTATCGACGAATCGCTACCTTATGGGTTTGCTAGGAGTGCGCTGTGTGTGCCCTCTGGGCAGTGAGTGAACAGCCGTGGCTATCACCCTTGGGGGCTGCTGCGCTGAAATTTTTTTAGCTGGCTAACGGAATAAACAGTTTCGTAGGAATCATCACGCAAGGCTCTACGTCCTGCGAGTCCCCGCGATCTGTCCGGCCGGCAATCACTACGGGGAATTGCGTAAAGTCAGTGATCTTTGCCCAGTACACACCCTCGGGGCACTTCACGACAAGGACGAAGACGGCTTTACTGATCCGGCACAGTGACTCAGCGGTCTGTAATTTGGCAAGGCTGAGCATGTAGCCTCCCCACCTGTTGATCTGGTCCATTGAGTGTTTACGCACTTTGATTTCCAAGTACGCTACAACTGCTCCGTTTTCCTTGGTGGCTGCGTAATCAAGGTGATAGCGAATGGGCAGCTTGTGGAATTTAGAAGGCCATAAGTTAGAGATGAGACGCAGGACATCAGCCTCATTGTGAAGGTCGTCCGGCGTCTCGTAAATGGGGCGTGTCACTCCAGCCTCAGCATCTTCACAGCTTGTCTTACGGCGCCCAGCACCTCTTCCAAGTTGCCTTTACTCAACAACAAAGGCTTGGAGAGTTCCATTGTGCAGCAGTACTCGTCCACCATTTTTAAAGTGAACAGCAAGTTGTTATCCTCATCCACGGCCTGCACTTCGGTTGCGTATACGTCGATCATGTTAATTTTTTCATTTTGTCAATTTGGTCAATGATCCACTGGCAATCGTTGCGCAGAGCTTGAAAACGGGGGGCATCTTCTGAGTCCATCTTGCCGCCCACGTTGTACATGTCAAACAATTGATTGAAGAGGTCTCTTGTTTTCATGGTGACGGTCAAGTTCACTTCAAAATTTTCTTCCCATAATTTCATCAGCACAGGCATAGCCTCTTCCAATTCCCCATCACACATGTTGGATGTGTACAAGTGGAAAAGAAACTCTCCGTTCTGGTCTACATCGCCGCTGTGCGGGAGTTCTTCTACTGTCAATTCAATTGGTTTCATGCTCTTTGCTCCGTTGGTTGCCATTTGGTTTGTGGAAGGTATCTCTCTGTCGGGTGCGGCGCATCTTCTGGAACCTCTACGCAGTCATACACTGCCGCGTACTGGCCGCGCTTGGGGACCATCCATCGGTCAATGTACACGCCGTGGATCAGCTTTATCGTCTTTGCCACTGATCTGTAGTTGTCATCACCCAGAACCTCTGCAATCTGCTTAACGGTCAAGCCGTCCTCCGAGGCCAGCAAAATGTCTCGGATCAATTGATGCCTACTTCGGATCATTTTTTGTTCCTACATTTGCAACGATTGAAATGGTGTCATCTTTGATTCGAGCTTTAAGGGCACGGTTCTCTGCCATGACATCTTGCAGCATTTTGATGTGCTCTTTGTGCCGTGCCTCCATGACGCTGACCACCTTGTCAAAGCGGTGCAGGCTGGCCTCCATTGCGTTGCGGATCATTGATGCTTCGTACCACACGTAGTCGGCACTAATGCCTTCGGCCATGTGGCTTTCTTTGATGTGAAACTGTTGTATTTGTTCGGGGTTCATGTCTCGTCCTTTAAAAGTTGTTGCAGTTCTTCTTCGGTAATGAATGGTATGGCCTTGGGCAGATCATCCGGTATCTGCCGCCACTGCATCTCACGCTCGATGCGCTCAAATTCATCGTCTTCAGTGTTCATGTATTCTTCTCCTTGAGTTTGGCTTCGATAGCTCGGTAAAAAACACCCCAGCCTTCGTTCTGCCATTGCTCGTACGCCTGTTGTTGTTCCTCATCCGTTAGCCCTACCCACGGCTTCAAAGTTTTTTGCACTTGCGCTTCAGCGGCCATGCCATCTTCGTAGCCACGGGAGTAAGCCACGCTGTCGGCCTCAACCATATCGCCAATGATTTGCAGTGTTTCTTGGCAGACCTTGATTAAATTATCCAAAGCCATATCGCGTTTAATCATCATGTGTTCTTCTCCTTAAGTTTGGCTTCAGTCATATCAATCAAATTAGATGGCGTTCGGCAGTTGTCGTAAAGCCATTGTGCTTCCTCATCAGTCAGCCCTACAAACTCACGCTGTGCTGCGGGTGGGGTGGTGTAAAGGTTTACACGATGCTCAACATTTTTCAGCCACTTCACACCTTGTTTTGTTCCGGTGTTTAAGGCAATCGCCACAGGCTCCTGCACAGGTGCTGGCTGTGCGGGTGGGGTGGTGTACGCATCAAGCGTTCTCTTGCTCGATTCGTACATCGTGTGCAGCCATTCGACTCTGCCCGCATAGTCGGCATCCCGCCAGTCTTTGCTGTCGTACATATCGTCAGGCAATGGGTACTGCACAGGTGCTGGCTGTGCCAAGGCTGGTATGTCGTAGTCTTTTGGAAATGCGTCACGGTACTTGATGTATTCCTCATCAAATGCTTTGTTGATTTCTTTTTCAGTCATGCTTGTCCCCTTGCTTTGATGGCTTTAGCGCAAACTAACTCTGTACGTTCTTCGTAATAATCTTCAATGCTGTTAATGCTTTCACAAACCTTTGCACACGCCTCACGCTCATCTTCACGCACCAGCGCGGCAAAGGCTTCAAGGTCTTCGTGTCTTTCAAACTGGTGGTAGCTACCGTCAGCAGGGAATACCGCCCCAGCCTCCCGCGCCATTTCCATGATCGTCCTCTTACGCCATCCAGTCATAAAACCTCCAAATAATCAATGACGCACACACAGCGCATAGCACCGTGACGTAAACTTCCAGTCGTGTTTGTCGTTTCATCTTTGTTCCTTAAAATCCGGGGTCAAGCCCCACAATTTGTATCCCGCACAGTCCGGCGTATGAAACGCCCCATCTTTGCCAATAGCGTCTGGATGTAGGACGTGCGCTGTAGGGTGCTTGTCATGGCAGGGGAACCCGCCAGACATTACGATTTGGCCGTACATATTCCTTACCAAATTTCTATGGAACTCTGGGGTTGTCGGTTTGCATGGGCACATGGCGCACGGCTTCATGTCTTACTCCTTGTCAATGAATACTTCTGCTTGAGTCTCAATCCATACCCGCGCACCGCAGGATAGGGGCTTTTCTGAATAGATAACTTGGCTCGGCCCGTTGATCGTCACTGCGTGTGCATAGGTTGTGGTCTTGTACGTCTTCACCGTCAGCGCAGGGTCATTTGCGCCATTCTTGGCGTTGGCTTTGATAACGTGTTGGTTTACATGGATGATTGTTTTCATGTCAACTCCTCAACTTATGTAAACAGCTTTGATGCGCTCATGGCCCGGATATTCATTGCTCTCAAGATCGTCAATCGTTTCATGGCTTCCGTAATACCACGCTTCATTAACGTTTAACGCAACGACTTCAAGTTCTACGCTGCTTACTTCTTCCACGCCACCTTCGTATCCACTGCGGATGACCATCAGGTCTTGGTCGTAGGTCTGTAACGCTTCGATCAGGTCTTTTACTTTCATTTCATCACCACATCAGGAATAATTGTTGATGGTTTAAACACCACGCGATAAAAACTTGTGCCTACATTTTTTGCATCAAGTTGTTCAACAAAAAACGTCACGTTGTCTGATAGACCAAGGTAATGCTTTTTGTAAGCGCCGGGGCCAGTCTTGCAAACCACCGACAGCTTTTTTGATTCTGGAAAAATTGAGCAGTACCCCTCAATGGTCAACATATATTCATTTGTGATGCCGTTATAAAAAATAACGCGCCGCGCCACCTCAAAGTTATCTGCGGCTTTAGACATATTTTGCGACGCAACGTCCGCATCAGATGAGCACCCTGCAAGGGTTGCAATAGCCAGTGTTGTAATCAGTTTTTTCATTTTTTACTCCTTGCCTCTCGGCATGCTTGTTTAACTTCCAGTGCCACGTCAGGGCTAAACTCCACAAGGGAGCAGTCCATCTTTTTGACCTCCGTCATGCTCGGGTACATCCAAAAGCACAAGGCCAAAAGGCACATAATGCCGAAGATGATTGCGGCGGTAATTACCAGTTCTTTCATCAAGTCCAGTGCAGCATCCATGTCAATATCCTTTTAAAACAAAAGTTCTTACTGTTGATTTCATGTGATTTCCTTTTAGTGACCTGCCCTTAAACAAATAAGGGCAGCAAGTTGTTGTTTACTTTCTCCTACCTGTCAGCAAGATATAAAATATACCTGTTGACATGGGTGTAGTTTACTGTAGAATGCTAAGCATCGCAAGATATTTTTTACTTTTTTTTGGAGGTTTAATTGGAAGAAGCAAGACAAAAATTTGAGGCTTTGATCGAAGCCAAAGGCAGGGACGCCCCCTCGTGGAGCGGTACTCGATACACAAACGACAACATTCAAACTTACTGGCGCTGGTTCTATCTGGGCTGGACAATGACAAAAGGAAACACATGAAGCCGATGAACCTCGCAGCCTTGGTGCTGCATGCAGACCTGCAAATGCGTGTCGCAATCGACGAAGAAACGGTTACGGATTACGCATACAAGATTGAGCAGGGCGCAGACTTCGATCCGGTGTCGGTCTTCTTTGATGGCGTTCACTTTTATCTGGCCGATGGTTATCATCGCTACCATGCTCACAAGCGAGCCGGCAAGGTCAGCATCAAGTGCAACGTAGTCAATGGCACATTCCGCGACGCCAAGTTGTTTGCGACTAGCGTCAACAGCAACCACGGCCTGCGACGCACCCAAGCCGACAAGCGCAAAGCGGTAATGACGCATTTAGATGACTTTGAGTGGAGCCAGAAAAGCAACACAGAAATTGCGCGTCACTGCGATGTATCAATTACATTCGTGTCCAACCTGCGCAACTCAAGCGGCAAGATGCCCGACAAGGTGGAATACCAGACGCCAAGCGGCGAAACAAAAACCATGAGCAAGCCCGTTGGCCGCCCAGCCAAGGCTAAGGTAGGGGCACCGAAGGAGCCCGAACCAGAGCCCCCTCAGTACGATGCGCAGCAAGATTTGATCGAACGATTGACTCAAGAAAATGCAGAGTTAACGACACAACTCGCGGTTTCTGGTATGGAAGGAACGGCCGAAGAAAAGCAAGCGGCCAGCGAAATGATCGCTGATCTGCGTGAACAATTGCGTGTTGCCGAGATAGAAATTGTCTCGCTCAAAGGCAGTCGTGATCGCTTCCAAGACGAGTGCGCTCAGCTCAAAAAGCAAGTGGCCGCACAGCAACGTCAACTCAAGAAATACGAGCAATAATCCATTGCCCAAGCCGGTGGGCATGTGTACCGGCAGGAGAAACTTATGTCACTGAAACTTCGTGAGTATCAGGAGAAAACTCTTGATGCTCTGCGCAAAGGCTTTGCCGATGGGCACACCGCGCAAATACTTTACAGCCCCACCGGTGGTGGTAAAACAGAGATGGCCATCGCTCTGCTTGAAGCCACAATGAAGAAGGGCAACAGGTCTGCAATGATCCTTGACCGGATTATTCTCACCGACCAAACCAGCCAGCGCCTTGAGAAATACAAGATCGAGCACGGCGTCCTGATGGCCGGCCACTGGCGGTATCGGCCTCACGAGTACATCCAAGTGTGTTCAGCGCAGACCATCGAAAAGCGAGGTAGTTTTCCCGGCCTCTCCCTGATGATCGTGGACGAGTGCCATGCCAAACGGGCGCAGACCATCGAGTTCATCAAGAACAACCCCGAGATAAAAGTGATCGGCTTATCGGCTACACCTTTTACCAAAGGGCTTGGAGATACTTACAAGAACGTGGTCAGCACAGTCACCACCAAAGAGCTGGTCGATCAAAAAGTATTGGCACCACTTCGCGTGTTCATTGCCAAAGAAATAAACATGGACGGGGCAAAGAAAGTCGCGGGTGAATGGTCGTCCAAAGAAACCGAGAAGCGCGGCATGCAGATCACTGGCGACATTGTGTCCGAGTGGATCAAGAAGACTCATGAGATATACGGCAAGCCCGTCAAGACGATTGTCTTTTGCTCAGGTGTGGCGCACGGTGCGGACCTCGCAAAGAAGTTCGGTGAAGAGGGGTACAACTTTGTATCCATCAGCTACAAAGACGATGGCACATTCAAGCAGGATGTGATTGAGGACTTCGCTCGGCCGGACACAGAGATTCATGGCCTGATTGCTACTGATATTTTGACCAAAGGTTTTGATGTTCCTGACGTGAAGATCGGTGTGTCGGCCAGACCTTTCAGCAAGTCACTGTCGTCTCACATCCAGCAGATGGGCCGAGTCATGCGCAGCCATCCCGACAAAGAGTATGGCGTTTGGCTGTGTCATTCGGGCAACTATCTGCGGTTTCAAGAGGATTGGGAAGAGGTCTACAACAACGGCGTCAGTGAGCTGGACGACACGCGAGAGAAGCCCAAGAAAGAAAAGACCGACAAAGAAAAGGAGGCGGCCAAGTGCCCGATGTGCGGCGCGTTTTGGCCAAGTAAATCCGACACTTGTTTGCACTGCGGCCACGTCCGAGAGCGCAAGAATCAAGTGGTTGAAATCTCTGGAGAAATGGAGGAGCTGGCGCCCAGCGCAAGTCGGGACATCAAGCAAGACTGGTGGGGAATGTGCCAGTACATGGTCAAGTACAAAGGATGGAGTGCAGGACGAGCAGCCCACACCTACAAAGAAAAGTTTGGAGTCTGGCCAAGAGGACTTGATGAAAAGGCTGTCACGCCCTCGAAAGAATTTGACAAGGCGGTCAAAGCGGCGCTGATTCGTTATCTCAAATCGAAAAAATAATCATGGACTTCATCTCATTTGCAAGGCTGCACGGCATAGCCATAAACCATATGCCACCCGTCGGCCAGTGGAAACGATACGCGACAGAAGACAAGCCAGCCCACAAGAATGGGTCGGTCAAATTTATGGGTGACTATGCTTTTTTGCAAAACCACGCGACGATGACAGAGATTGCAGTCTGGAAGGCTGACGCTGATTCGGCGGTGGACTTCGAGAAAATAAAGCGCATAGCAAAACAGGCAGACGACGACATCAAACGCAAGCAGGCTGAAGCGGCCAAGACTGCTGCATGGATGCTGAAAGAAAGCCAGATCGCCCATCACCCCTACCTTTCAGCAAAGGGATTTCCCGACGAACAGGGCAACGTGTACGTCAAAGACGGAGTGCTGCTGCTGCTGATCCCGATGCGTGTAGGACCTAATCTGGTGGGCGTGCAGATCATCGAGCCCGAGGGAAAGAAAAAGTTTTTGTTCGGCCAGCGCACCAGTAATGCTGAGTTTGTCTGGGACAACAAAGGCCCGCACATTCTCTGTGAAGGGTACGCGACTGGCCTGTCTATCCGAGCGGCCATGAAGGCATTGAAGAAACGGTATACGTTGCACGTATGCTTCTCCGCAGGCAACATGGAAAAGATCGCGGCATCTCTGAAAGAGGGATTCATTGTCGCGGACAATGATTTCAGCCAAACCGGATTGAACACAGCTAAAAAAATAGGATGGCCATATTTCATGCCTCCCGTAATTGGTCACGACTTCAACGATTTTGCTGACGGGGCCGGCTTGTTTAGATCAAGTCAAGCCCTCGCCAAAGGATTACCCTCACGGCCAGTACAGGCTACAAGCCACAACAATTAAGCAAAGCAGGAACACAGCCCGTTCAAATTTTTCCCATCGTGTCATCATGTCAGTCGTCTTTCGATCAATACTTCTGCGGCCAATCGGCACCGATCAACCTCGCAGCCTGTTAATTTAGATTCCAAAGCACGGATCAGCCTCACAGCCTGAACCATGTCGGTGTGTGTTTGTACCCGCGTGGACTGAATCAATGCCAACGTCAACGGGTTTTCGGATTCGGGAAAAGTTTTCATGGATCAACCTCTCAGCCTAAAAATATGGATCAACCTCGCAGCCTGAAAAGCTGGTGCGGGCGGGTGCCCACCGGTTGGCGGGCGGTCCGGCGGTCAGGGTTGGCGGGCTTCGGCTCGGCCAGTCTCCACCAGTTGGCGGGCTTCGGCTCGGTCGTCTATTCGCTCGGCCTCCAGCATGGTGCGGATTGTCTGGGCGCGGGCTTGGGTTGCTTGCGGTGTTCGGGCTCGCTCGTATGCGTGGCCGGCGTTAATGTAAGCGGCTTCAGGGTATTTCATGCGGCCATGTCCTCGCGGGTCAGTTGGGCGGCTTGCGCCTCCAGTGCCTCGGCTGCGTGCTCATGCTGATACATGCTCGCGGTGCTGTTGTTTAAAAAATCGCGGGACTGTGCGCGATGCCATTGGGCTCGAATCCATAAAACGGCGGCTTGTGCGCTCGGGCTTTGTTGTGTGCTCATAATGTTTTCTCCTGTTCGGGACAATTTCCCGCTAAACCCTCACGGAAGGGCTTAACGTGATCCTTTCATCGCTCGGGACAATCGGGGTTTGTGCAATCGTCGTGCTCGTCGCAGTCGTGGCCACAATAAACGCATGGCACCGGCTCGGCCTCGGGCTCGTCGGGTGCGTCCAGATAATCGGCCAGCATGCAGCCGAAATAATAATCTAAGCCTTTCATTGTGCGCGCTCCTGATAAAGTGGGATCACGCGGCGGGCTTTGTGGTCGGTCTCGCGGGCTTTGGTGCCGTGGGCTCGGAAGCCGATAATCTGCCGGCGGTCGGCCTTCTGGCACAGTCCACAAAGCGCGCAGGTCATGTAATCAACGGTTTGGGCGGGGCATACTAGGATTGATCGGCCGGCGGGCGTGGTGGTGTGTTTTGGTGTGTCCATTGGCACAATGCAAACCACTGGTAAACCATGCGCGGCCAGTTGGTCGGCCTCTCCCGCGTCGTCGGCGCTCAGATTGATCGTGAAGCCCCATTCCGTCGCATGGCGTGCCCATTTGATGGCGTCGGGGCTTTTCTTGTGCGTGTAGGTGAAACCCTTTCGGCCTTTGTTGGCTGCAACAATTTGCCCCAGTTCGGCCGCGTCCAGTTCCTCCCCGTTGCCGTTCAAGTCACCGGCGACGTTATGGCGCCATATTTGGCCGGCCGGCATTGATTCAATGAAGCGCAAAAGCGCGCCCAGTTCTACCCCTCGGGCGGGTATCTTGTCCCAAGTCATGCGGGTGTGAAACCCTTCCGCATAACAATCGTCAAGGTAATGCGGGCATGAGGGCGGGCACGTCTCGCGCTGGCTGTAGGTTACCGGGATCGGTCCGGTCTTGCGGTTGCTGCTTTGTTTAACTGCTTGGTATTTCATGGGGTAATCTCCTTATGCTTCGGCCATCATGTCGGCCCATTCTTCACCATTGGCGCGGCTCACGTATGAGTAACTCCCCTTTGTGCCTTCTTGCACTTCGGTGCGGCTGGGTATGCGGTTTCCGTAGTAGTCGCGGGCGGGCGCGGTGCCCAGCATGCAAAATCCGTCGGTTATTGCGCCCATCATGGCGCGGCCATAACTGCCTTGAAAACTCCAAGCGGTGCCGGAATTTATCGCGCGCTGCATGGCTTGGTAGTAGTCTTCGGCCGTGGCTTCGTCGTCGGTTTCGATTGTGTGAATGTCGGTCATGTTCATGGCGTGGGCTCCTTAGTGTGTGGGGTGTGCGGTTATGGTCATGCGGGTGGATTCTTTGCCCGTCGTTGTGTGCGCGGCGATTAGCTGGCGGCTCGGCTTGAACTTGGCTGCAATGGCTTTCCAGTCAATTCGTTGCGCGCCCTTGCATGGCGCAAAAGTGGCGCGGTAATTCTGGCCCAGTATTTCACGCAGTCCGGCGGCTTCCAGCTCGGCGCGTATGCGGGCTGCCTCCAGCTCGATTGCGGCAACGTCGGCGGCCAGTTGGCCCAGTCGGTCAACCTTGGCGGCCAGTGCGTGCGCTGCAGTCACGGCGGCGGGCGCGGCTGGCTCTCCGTGGGCATTGTGGCGCATGAGTCCTGCGCTAAGAATTGAATTTGCGAAGTCGGCGAAGTGTTCGGGTTTCATGGTTTAGGCTCCTGTGCGTTTTGGTTTATAAAATGCGCTGCCAAATGGCAATAATGCGCTGGTTATCTTGCAAGTCGTCCATTGCGTAGGCTTGTGCTTCGCTGGCGCTGAAGGCTTCGTATTCCACTGTTTCGCGGTTTAGTTCGTCGTCGTCGGTTTCAATGGTGGCGGCGTATTGGTTCATGGTCTTGTCTCCTGTGGTTATGCTTCGCAGAGAATCCAGCATCGTGCTGCTTCTTCTGCTTCGCAATCGGTATCGGTCCCGCATTCATATGGGCGGTTTGCCCATGCGGTGCCCAGTATCAGGGCGATAAAAATGGCGGCCAGTGTGCTGCGCATTGTGTCGGCGGTTTTGTGTGTCATGGTCTTTTCTCCTGTGGTGCCCGCTGGTTAGGCGGGCGGGTTTGTTTAATATCCTTCTGCGAAGTCTTCCAAACTGCTGACAAGCCCGTCGAAGTCTTCTTCTGGTCCCAGTAGGGCGGCCAGCGTTCGGACCATTAGGGGGTCGTATTCGTCGCATAGGCTGGCGAGATAATCAGCGCGGTCGGTGTATCCGTTGTTTGTGTAGGCGTTCACGGTGTCGGGTCCTTTGGTTTATTTTTGGGGAAAATGGGCGGGCTTGGTAATGACTGGTTCAGTCGATAACCGTAAACCGTCGTTATCTGCGGCCAGTGCGTTAAATACTTTTTGTGCGTCGGCTTGTGAGGCGTAAACGCCAAAAATAAAGCCGCCGGCCCCGATAACCAAATAAACATATTTCATTGTCTTTTCTCCTATGTGGTAGGTTGCCATTCAACCTGCCTGATAGTTATTATCGGGTGTTTTTTGGGGTATGCAAGACAATTGTTTTTATCAAGAATCGGGATTCGATAGGCGCAGGCTATCAGCGAAGCGGTGCGGCTCTGGTGTTGCTGTAGTGGCTGAAACTGTAATGCTGGACCCTCTCCGGTCGTTTCGGCGGGTCTGTCGATCGTCGGCTGCAGGGTGTTAAGCGCGGGGAATCAGCGAAGCGTTGCAGCTCTCTGGCTGTTCCTCTACAATCGCACCATGACAAGCACAACACAATCACCTAAGCGGCTCACGCGCAAGCAGATCACTGAAGGTCTCGACTCTGTACCCGTTTCGGCCTTGCTGACTGGAAACAATCGAGAGTTGACAAGCAAACAAAAGGCATTCGCGCGTGAAGTAGCAATGGGCGCAACTGGTGCCGGTGCCTATCGCAAGGTCTACAGTGACAAGGCCAAACCCAAAACCGCGGGCAATGCAGCAAGCCTCATGAAGCAACATTCGGGAATCAGTCTGGAGATAGAAGCGATAAAGCGGGCGCAAGAGGCTGAACACATAAAAAACCCTGCGGCCCTGCGCATGCTGGTCATTAACACGCTGGTGGAACTGGCCACCAATCCCGACACAAAGGACGCGATCCGGCTGCAGGCGGTAAAGGTTTTGGGCGGCGTGACTGAGGTGGCTGCATTCACTGAGCGCAAGGAAACGACAGTTATCACGTCCAGCACTGACGCGCGCGCGGAGATCATGGCCGAACTTAGATCACTGGCCAACGCTCACGCGATAGATGCTCAGGTCATCGACGCTCAGGCTGCCGACCTGCTGGACGAACTGAAATCCGCCGCCGCCGAGACCCACCCGCCCCCGACCCCCACAGCCACGCAGGAGGAGTCCCTACAATATTTACATACTATCCCACTCGAACCAGCCCCTAATTTTTCCAATCCAACAGACCCCACCCCTCAATCTGAGGAAGACCCCCCGTCATCGTTTTTGGTAAAATAGGGGTAGGGGTGCTACTTTTTTAAGCAACATTTTTGACGACAAAATATGGATACCGGAGTAGTACTGCAACATAACGAATTGGATACCTTTGCCAGACCGCCCCTTAAACAAATAAGGGCTCGTTCCAAAGTTATCCACAGGGTCATGAGGCAGAAACGTGCTGACCTAACAGAGATAAAGTGCATGGAGATGGATATGAGCCCGGCGCAAAAAGAAGTGTTTTTGGTGATTGATGCGTGGTGGAAGAAGTATGGGTACAGTCCTACGCTGAGGGATATAGCGTATGTGAGGGGTAAGATGGGTATTGGGAACACGAAGAAGATTGTAGATCGGCTGGTATTGCTTGGCGTGATTAAGAAGATTGACGGGCTGGGTAGGACGATCCGGCCTGTGTACATTAATTTTCGGAACCTTGAGTAAATGATGTTTGATTTAACGGATGAGCAGATAGCGTCTTTGCCTCAGGAGAAGTTTGAGACGCTTCGCCGGAAGATGAATGAGTACAAGCTCTCTGTGGAGCGGGAGAACTGTCAGTCGTCTTTCATGGCTTACGTTAAACGGATGTGGCCGGGGTTTATTCATGGCCGACATCATGCGGTACTGGCTAAGAAGTTTGAGGATGTTGCGTCGGGGAAGATTAAAAGACTGGCTATTTCTTTACCCCCTCGGCATACAAAGAGTGAGTTTGGCTCGTACTTGTTTCCGAGTTGGTTTTTGGGGAAGTACCCGGGCAAGAAGGTTATGCAAGCGTCGAACACGGGAGAACTTGCTGTCGGGTTTGGACGTAAGGTGCGTAACTTGGTAATGAGTGACCAGTATGAGGAAGTATTCCCCGGGGTGACTTTGAGACAGGATAGTAAGGCTGCCGGCCGATGGAGTACGAACAAAGACGGAGAGTACTTTGCGATCGGTGTGGGAGGTACTATGACTGGCCGGGGTGCTGATCTGGTCATCATTGACGATCCGCATACGGAGCAAGAAGCGGCTAACGCTGCGCACGATCCCAGTATTTACGATAAGTCGTATGAGTGGTACACGTCCGGTCCCCGCCAGCGACTTCAGCCTAACGGGGCAATTATTATTATTGCGACGAGATGGTCCGAGCGGGATTTGATTGGCCGGGTGATTAATGACTCGATCGAGCGGGGGAGACCTGACGAGTGGGATGTCATTGAGTTCCCTGCGATCATGCCGAGCGGTGCTTCTTTGTGGCCTGAGTTCTGGCCATTGGATTTATTGGAAGCTTTGAAAGAAGAACTATCTCCAGCTAAATGGAATGCTCAGTACCAGCAGCAGCCCACTGGCGAAGAGGGAGCGATTGTTAAGCGGGAGTGGTGGAGGATTTGGGAGAAGGAAGAGCCGCCGAGGTGTGAATTTATTATCCAGTCGTGGGATACAGCGTTTACAAAAAATGAACGCTCCGACTTTTCCGCTTGTACGACGTGGGGTGTTTTCCACATGGATGAGGATTCAAACAATGCAAATATTATCCTGCTGGATTCTTTCCAAAAGCGAATGGAGTTCCCCGAGCTCAAAGAAAAAGCCAAAGCCCACTATATGGACTGGCAGCCAGACGCCTGTATTATTGAAGCCAAAGCGGCTGGAGCTCCGTTGGTATTTGAAATGCGTGCAGCCGGAATTCCTGTGAGTGAATACACCCCGACCCGAGGAACAAGACAGCAGTCAAACGATAAGATCGCGCGTTTAAATTCCGTGTCGGACATGTTTAACTCTGGGAAAGTATGGGCACCGGATACAAGATGGGCCAGAGAAGTGATCGACCAGATGGCTGCTTTCCCGAATGCGGCCCACGACGATTTGGTAGATACCACCGTACAAGCGTTACTCAGGTTTAGACAAGGCGGCTTCCTGAGATTAGAATCCGATGAACGCGAAGAGCTGCAAAGCTTCCGCCGTAAAACCGTCTACTATTAAGGCACATCATGAGCATTGAACAATCAATCAGCCAAGCACCTTTGGGTTTGGACAGTCTTTTACAAGACGAGGGCCCGGATATTGAGATTCAAATTGAAAATCCCGATGGTGTGCAGATCGGCATAGACGGGGTGGAGATTGATTTAATGCCAGAAACCGACGAGATGGATTTTGATGCCAACTTGGCAGAAGAAATGTCCGGCGGCGATCTGCAAAAAGTGGCCAGCGACATTGTCGAGATGGTGGACGCCGACATTAACAGCCGTAAAGACTGGGTTGAGATGTACGTCAAGGGCTTGGAAGTCCTTGGCATGAAGTATGAGGAGCGCACTGAGCCTTGGATGGGCGCTTGCGGTGTGTACTCAACGATTTTGACTGAAGCTGCGATACGTTTCCAAAGTGAAACCATTCTGGAGACATTCCCTGCGGCGGGCCCAGTTAAAACTGAGATTATCGGAGCCATTGACAAGCTCAAAGAAGATGCGGCCGAGCGAGTTCGTGATGACATGAACTACAAATTGACAGAGGGCATGCCTGAATACCGCCCAGAACATGAAAGATTGCTGTATTCATTAGGTTTAGCTGGCGCTGCGTTTAAGAAAATCTATTTTGACCCGGGTTATGACCGTCAAATGGCCACGTTTATCCCGGCCGAAGACGTAATCATTCCCTACGGAGCTTCAAGTTTGTTCAATGCCGAGCGTGTTACCCACGTTATGCGCAAAACAAAGAACGAAATCAAAAAATTACAGGTCTCTGGCTTCTATTGCGATGTAGAACTGGGTGAGCCGGTCACTATTCACACGGATGTGGAAAAAAAGAAGGCCGAAGACCAAGGATATTCACTCACGGACGATGATCGCTACCAGATTTTGGAAGTTCACATCGACTATGACCTGCCCGGCTACGAAGACGAAGACGGAATCGCGCTTCCTTATGTGATTACGATTGATCGCGGCACAAATGAAGTGCTGGCCATCCGTAGAAACTGGGAAGAGAGCGACGAACGCAAGGTAAAGCGCGAGCATTTCGTCCAATACACGTATATTCCCGGCTTTGGCGCTTACGGATTGGGTTTAATTCACCTGATTGGTGGTTATGCCCGGGCTGGAACCAGCATTATTCGCCAATTGGTGGATGCTGGCACGCTTTCTAACCTGCCCGGCGGCCTAAAAGCACGCGGTTTACGTGTAAAGGGTGACGATACACCCATTGCTCCGGGTGAATTTAGGGACGTGGATGTGCCCTCCGGTACGGTACGCGACAACATTATGATGCTCCCATACAAGGAGCCGAGTCAAGTTCTGATGAGCTTGCTCAACCAAATCACGGATGAAGGCCGCCGGCTTGGTTCGATTGCTGATATGAACATCAGCGACATGAGTGCAAACGCTCCGGTCGGTACTACCTTGGCTTTGCTTGAGCGCCAGCTAAAGAACATGTCCGCTGTTCAGGCGCGAGTTCACTTCTCAATGAAGCAAGAATTCAAACTGCTGCGGGATATTATTCGTGACCACACCCCGGGCGAGTACGAGTACAACCCGATTGAAGGTTCGCGTAAAGCCAAGCGCCAAGATTACGACATGGTGGATGTTATCCCTGTGTCCGATCCCAACAGCTCGACAATGGCCCAGCGGATCATGCAGTACCAAGCGGTCATTCAATTGGCTCAAGGCGCTCCGCAGATTTATGACTTGCCTCAATTGCATCGCCAGATGATTGAAGTGCTTGGAATTAAGAATGCCGACAAACTGGTGCCTATTGAAGACGACCAGTTGCCTCATGACCCGATCAGCGAGAACATGGGCTTCTTAACTGGTAAGCCTCAAAAAGCGTTTATCTATCAAGACCACGATGCCCACATTGCAGCTCACACTTCGATGATGCAAGACCCCAAGGTAATGGGCCAGATCGGCCAGAACCCAATGGCTCAGCAAATCCAAGCGGCTATCATGGCTCACGTTGCAGAGCACGTTGCATTCCAGTATCGCAACGGTGTTCAAGAGCAGTTGGGTGCTACGTTGCCAGAGCCAAATGCAGAGCTGTCCAAAGACGTAGAAGTTCAATTGTCCAAACTTGTGGCCAAGGCTTCAACTCAACTGACCCAGTTGAACAAAGGACAAGCGGCACAGCAGCAAGCTCAGCAACAAATGCAGGACCCTGTTGTACAAATGCAACAAGCTGAATTGCAAATCAAACAACAAGAAGTGCAAATCAAGGCGCAGAAAGTTCAAGGCGAATTGCAACTTCAAGCGCAAGAGCTTCAAATGAAACAGCAAGAGATGATGATGAAAAATGGTGAGTCTCCTGAAATGATTGCGGCTCGTCACGATCAGGAAATTCAGCAACAAAATCAACGCCATCAAATGGAGCTGATGCAGGCTCAGCAAATTCATCAACAAAAATTAAACCAAGCAGAGCAAGCGGCGCAAGCCAAGGCCCAGCTTAAAGCTCAACAGATGGCTCAAAGGGGTTAATGATGGACGAAAAAATTCTTGAAATCCTCAATAAAAAATTTGAAGAAGAAGTCAAAAGCATTGTGCAAGTTTTGTGTGATGGTGGAGCTACATCCTACGATCACTACAAAGAGTTGAGCGGAATCATCCGAGGTCTCCGAACCGCTCAACGTGAACTCGGCGACCTCGTGCGTAAACTAAAGGAATCTAACGATGACTGAATTCGATGTAAGTGCAATTGACTTATCCGGTGTGCTTAATACCACCACCGAAGAAAAGGCAAAGCAAGTACCCGATCCTGCAACCTATCACCTTCTGTGCATGCTCCCAGATGCACAAGAAGAATACGAAGGTGGTTTGCTTAAAGCAAAAGAAACAATGCACTACGAGGAGCTTCTCTCCCCCGTTTTGTTTGTAGCCAAAATTGGCCCCGATGCGTTCCAAGATAAGGCGCGTTTTCCATCTGGACCATCATGCAAAGTTGGAGATTTTATTTTGGTCCGGCCAAACACCGGCACCCGAATGAAAATTCACGGCACTGAATGGCGTCTTATTAACGATGATTCTGTACAAGCAGTTGTACAGGATCCCAGAGGAATACAACGTCCTTAAGGAGTCATCATGGCTGAAATTGAAAAAACCGAATTTGAGTTTCCCGACATGGCTGAGGAAAAAAACCCACGCGCAGGCGGCCGGGTTGTAGCCCCAGACGATGACGAGAAGCCAGAGATTGAGGTGGTGGATGACACCCCTCCGGAAGACCGAAATCGTAAACCAATGGTGGAGCCACCAAAGGAATTCAACGATGAAGAGTTAACCAAATACGACGAGAGTGTCCAAAAGCGCATCAAGCATTTCACCAAGGGTTATCACGAAGAGCGCCGTGCAAAAGAATCTGCGCAACGTGAGAAGGAAGAAGCAATTCGACTGGCCCAAGCCATATTGGCTGAGAACAATCAACTCAAAGGTTCTGTTAATCAAAACCAAACTGCGTTGCTTGAACAGGCCAAAAGGGTTGTTGGTAATGAGATTGATGACGCAAAGCGCATGTACAAAGAGGCTTATGAGTCTGGTGACTCAGATAAGCTATTGGAAGCGCAAGAAGCTCTTACAAACGCCAAAATCAGGGCGGACAAAGTTAACAATTTTCGTCCCACCCCTTTACAAGTGCAGGAAACTCCTGTACAAATCAATTCACAGCCAACTAGACAGGCTCCCGTTGACGACAAACTGCTTGCATGGAAAGACAACAATCAGTGGTTTGGAAACAACAAGCGCATGACCGCCTATGCTTTGGGCGTCCATGAAGATTTGGTTGGCGAAGGAATTCCTGCTGGCAGCGAAGAATACTATCGACGTATCGACGCTGACATCAGGTCAAGATTCTCGGACCAGTTTGGAACCGACGAGTCCGTTGATGCTAAACCTCAACGCACTAAATCCAACAATGTTGCACCTGCGACGAGAAGCACAGCGCCTAAAAAGATCGTGCTGAATCAATCGCAAGTGAATATCGCTAAGCGGCTTGGCGTTCCATTGGAACTCTATGCTCGTAAAGTTGCTGAAGAAATGAGGAAATGAAAATGGAAAAAGCTGCACGTCCAAGTCGTGATCTTGAAACCCGCGAAATTGCTGAACGTCCAAAACAATGGATGCCTCCGCAACTCCTACCCGATCCGAACCCGGAACCCGGTTATGCCTTTCGTTGGATACGGATCAGTACTTTAAACAAGGCTGACGCCACTAACCTTTCCGCCAAATTACGCGAAGGCTGGGAACCCGTTAAGGCTTCTGACCATCCCGAAATTCGCCTTTTTGGATCGACCAACGGTCAGTTCCAAGACAGTGTGGAAGTCGGCGGTTTGTTGCTTTGCAAAACCCCGGTGGAGTTTACTGAACAGCGTGATGCGTATTACCGCCAACAGGCAGAGGCGCAGATGAATTCAGTGGATAACACCTTCATGCGCGAGAATGATCCTCGGATGCCGATGTTCAAAGAACGAAGCTCTAAGGTCACTTTCGGTAAAGGTATTTAATTTTTTTGGAGTCTTCAGATGGCATATCCTACCATTGACAAGACGTACGGCTTTAAACCATTGAATCGTTTAGATGGTTTGCCTTACGCCGGAGCGATCCGTCAAATCCCCGTGGCCCCTGCCTACGCAACAGCGATCCTGAACGGCGATACCGTAAAAGTAGACACCAACGGCTACATCGTAGCTGCTTCAACTACTGACTCCGGTAACATCGTTGGCGTATTGGTTGGTTGCTCGTACACTAACTCTTCTGGTCAGCCAGTTCAGGGTCAGTACTACCCAGCAGCACAATCTACATCTACCAACATGTCGTTTGCCTATGTTGTGGATGACCCAAGTGCAGTGTTCAAAGTTGTTGCCACTGTTGCTAGTTCCACTGCTCCTACGGCTTACAGCCGTTCGATTGTTGGCTCTAACGTAGCTTTGGTTGCCAACGTTGGCTCGACCAACACTGGTGACTCTTACTACGGTATTGACGGCTCTTCTGCCGCCACAACCAACACTTTGCCCGTCCGCGTGGTTGACGTT